CTTTAAGATTGAAAAACTTACACAAGGTATAAGGACAGGTGAGTTTCCTCCGTGGGCATCTCCTACTGTACGTAAAGTAAATGAGATCATGCAGCAACGAGGATTAGGTTCCTCTAGTATGGCATCAGCAGCGTTAGCTCAAGCTCTTATAGAATCTACTGTACCTATCGCTGCCGCAGACGCACAGGCAAATGCTACGCTACAATTACAAAATTTAAACAATGAGCAGCAAACTGCTCTTGCGAATGCAGCTACAATTGCAACTATGGATAGGCAAAATTTAGACAATCGTATGAAAGCTGCACAGCAGAACGCTCAGTCTTTTTTAAATATGAATCTTAAAAATACAACAAGTGAACAACAGTCTGCTGTATTGACATATCAATCAAAAGTACAATCTTTATTTACAGACCAAGCTGCTGCTAACGCTGCACAGCAGTTTAACGCTACCTCTCAAAATCAAGTAAATCAGTTCTACGATCAGCTAGGAGCTACCGTAGAGCAAGCTAACGCTGCAAGAGATGTAGCTATACAAAAGTTTAACAGCGAAGAGACTGCCTCTGTAGAGGAGTTTAACGTTAATTTAGATAATTTGCGTGAGCAGTTTAATGCAAATATGAGAAATCAAATTGACCAGTCAAACGTTGCATGGCGAAGACAGATTAATACTGCAAACACGGCAAACGAAAACCGTGCAAATCAAAGTAACGCTGCTATTCTTTTAGGTCTTACGCAACAAGCTCAGAATCAGCTATGGCAGAAATATAGAGATGAAGCACATCAGTTGTTTACTGTGTTAGAAAACGAAACACAACGAAATCATCAGATAGTTTTAAGTGCTATGGAGAATCAGTTTAATACTGATATGTTTAATCGTACCGTAGAGTTTAAAAAACAAGTTGCTGCTGGTGCTGCATCTCAACGTCTTTTACAGGACGCTATATCATTTGGGACTAAAATTCTTACTACACAAGCAGATTTAGGTGGAGGAGAAAAACAATCTCTTATAGGATTAACTTTATCATCTATATTTGGTGGTGGTGATAGTAGTAGTGGTAGTAGTGGTATTAGTATTAGTATCAGTATCAGTATCAGTATTATTAGTTATAATATCATCATCATCATCCTTGCGCCCTCTGCGTCTGTCGCGCCTTCGCCTTTCTTGATGTTCCTTTAATGCTTTTTTACTTTTTTCACTACGTTCAGCAAGATCTCGATAATACGCTGTGTTTTTTTTCTTAATCCCAAGATCCATTTTTAAATTATCAAGGTCTGAATTTGCTTTTATACGCATTGTTTCATAAGAACCACGCCCACCTTTGGGTCTATCAACACGAATTTTACTACCTTTATATTTTGTGCTTGTTCCTGTTTTCTTTTTAAAACAACTACCCATTTAAATCTCTCCTGTATTCAGAACCTACAGATTCATACCCAAGTCTTTCTATTAGTTTATGCGTTCTTTCCAAAGATATACCTGACGAACTGCCATTAACTAAGAACCTAGCACCTTTTTCTTTTGCCCACTTCTCAAAACATTTAAGCAATAGAACGCCTATTAAACCACCACGATACTCAGGTCTTACATACCATATGTCACTATTAGCAGCAAAAGTTTCAGAAAAGTAAAGCTGATATATACTTCCAAATATAAATCCTACGTTCTCTCCACTTACTTCAGCAACGAATATGCAAGACGCATCATCTTCTATTTGACCTTCTAAGTACCTAGCAAACACACCATCGTCAAAAGGTATGTCATTTAACTCACTTTCAGCATGAAAGTCTCTTGCCATTTCAAAAATACAGAGGACATCATCTCTTGCAGCGCGTCTATATATTGCTTTGCGGTTCATCATGTTTCCTTGCAAAACATAGATTTAAAATAATTTCAACGCACAAGTGACCATACACTAGGTTTTTTAGCAACACTTTTTGGTTTTCTGGTAAATACATCGAAGTCTTTTCTACCATTTACAATCTGTGCAGGTTTTTGGTTTGACATCAAAGCACGACCCTCTCCTGCTCCCAACATTAGATATTGTAGTGCATCGTGTATGTGAGAGTACATATTCTTATCAGGTTTATCTGCATATCGTTCACCACTTACTTCCATGCGCTTGTAAGCATAACCTCCTTCAAATCCTTTAAGAAGCTGAGAGCAACGTCTGTCTATTAAAAACGCAGGTTTGCCTTCAACCATCTTATTAAGTTGCTGCGCCACTGACTCCAAGCGAAGATCCACAGAATTACTTGGGGCGGGAAATGCGCGTAAACCAGCACCTCTAAGTATGTGAAAAGGGGTAGATTCGTCCGTTTGCGCCCTAAAATCCCCTGCTGGATCACCGTATATATACACATCGGAAGCTTGAGAAAAACGAGTAGCAATTTCATTTCTTAATACCTCTGCAAATCTAACAATGCCCATATCAAAAGCAACTACTTCAGATTGAATTAGCCACCTGTTTCTTACCTTCTGACCTATTACAGCCGCAGGAGTAAGCCCAAAGTCTATACCAATATATAAAGGCAGACCTGCTGCTACTGGTATTTCTTCTTTAGCAATGTGTGTTTCACTGGCAAACATAGGATATACTGGCTTTCCATCTTGTATAGTACCAAGTCTATTCATTACATAGACATCAATCCAAGATTTTGTTTTACCCTGTATTAAGTTTGTATAATAACTCTGAAGCATATTTTTTTTATTTTCAGCTTCATCATTAGGCTTATAGTTTTCTACCTCACCATCTTCATTGTATATTTCTTTCATACCAGATGGTTGTGTAAAGAACTCCCAGTTATCAGGTTTGACTAACATCTTAGCCTGATCTCTAGGAATATGATCTGGTATAGGAACTTCACCTGACATAATAGGCCACCAGTGATCTTCTTCTGGCGCGTTGGTATCTGCAATAACGCCTGTCCAACTAGGTCCACCTTCACGCATAGAAGGGAATCTTCCAACCCTCATGGTACAAGCATCAATAATACTTTTGGGTATCTCCCTTGCCTCGTTAATCCAGATGCCTGTTAGTTCGAGGGACAATAGTTTTTTAACATCTTCTGGACGGTCAAGAGCAAGGAAGATTACCTCAAGGTCTATGTCTCCTTTCTTTATGTGATGGGTATAAGGCACAGACCAAATAAATTTACCCCACTCATTCTCAGGAAACCAATCAAGCCAAGTCTTAATTGTTGTGGTTCTAAGCTGTGGGTTTGTGTTTCTTATGATAGCCCATCGACTTCTGCGTATGCCACTATCGTTTTTTTTCTGAGAAAGAGCGCGTCTAAATACTTCTACGCAACAACTAACAGACTTACCAGAACCTACAGGACCGCGAATACCACGAAAGAACGTATCGTCCTTCATAAATTTTTTTAGGACTTCACCATCAGGTTTGTATTTAAAGTCTGTCAATTTTGTGATCCACCGCAAACTTTAGCATACGCTCAATCACATCAGGCGCAATAACATCAATAACCTTGTCAGCTTCCATGTTGGTCTGGAAGTCTTTGGGATGATGCTGAAGGTGTACCTTCTTTACAATCCTGCGTAGTAACTCGCGGTCATGCTTAGAAATAGAATGACTAAAACTCATTCGTCCTCTAGTTCTACCCTCTTAGGCGCAGCCTTCTTCTTGGGTTTTGCATACGCTTCATTTACATCTGGTGTAGAAGGGTCATCGCCCTTGAGTCTGCCATTGGAGCTTCTGGCCCTTTTAGGTTCTGGCCCTTCCACCAACCTGCGAGACTCGGGGGTTCTTGTCTTACCAGTATAAGTTGTTCCTGCTAGAACGTGAGTTTCGCCTGTATACAATTCACCACTTGTTAAATAAAAAGCCATATTATTACCTTGAATAAAAATTCTTTAGAGTTCGTTTTTGTTTTTCCATTTTAGAAAAAGAAACATGCCTTTCAGCAGGAGGTGGCCCAACCCTCATATCCTCTGTGCCAAGTTTTTTAGTCATTGCTCTTTTATATGGAATCCTTCTAGGCTTAGAAGATTTAAAAGGCTCTGCAACTGGATCATTAGGGAATGAGGTTTTGCCACCACCACCCTTAATAAATTCTAATAAACTAATACCCATTACTTATAACTTCCCGACATTAGGCTTTTCTTTTTCTTCATAGGCTTTTTGTTTTCATCCGCAGCTTTCTTAGCCGCAGCTATTCCCTTCTTTGTATATGGGAACTTCTTTCCATTAACATTAGGCATTTCTATATCTCCTTACCTTGTTAGCAATCTTTTTCGGTTGAGCCACAAACTGCTTACCCTTTGCCTTACCCTCTCGTTTTGCTCTGGTTGTAGCGCGATACTCAGCATCACTAAGAGCAGCGATAGCCTTAGAAGGAAGGTAGCGTTCACCAGTTTCGCTAGACTTTTTACCAGATTTGGTTCTCCACTTCTGCTTACCCCAGTTTAGCAATGAACGTTGTGGTGCTTTCATTACAAGTCTTTCATCTTCTCTATGAGAGTCTTACCCTTTTTAAAGGTAGTCATCATGCCACCTCCACCAGAAATATTTTTAAATTTTATTTTACTGGTTTTCTTTTTAAATTCAACTTCTGCCTTTTTAAACCGATCTGTTTCTGCAATTTTATTTAATGCTTGCAGATTTTTCTTATTTTCTGATAAATTTTCTTTAGTTAAAGAAGTCATTTCAGAAACAGAAACGCCTTTACTTTTTGCATAATTCGACATTGCTATTAATGACCTAAGCCTTTTTTGTCGTAATAATTGAGCTTTTTTTATTTCTGCTATTTGTTGTCTTACTTGTCTTACATCTAAAGACTTAGAAAACCCAGAAAGTGTAACATCAAATTTCATTACGACTTGTAGCCTCCACCTCTAGCCTTATAAGTCTTGGCAAGCAACTGTGCCTTTCGAGCCGACCATTGTCCTGCCGCAGTGCCATGAGTAGCCCTTGCCTTTATAGACTTAAATAAACTCTCACGCATTTTTGGCTTTGTGTAAACCCCTGCCTTATTTACTGTACTCATGTTTTCTTATTCCTCGCTGCAAATGATCTGGCTGCCGCAACACTGCCAAAGCCCCACTTCTTTAATGCCAAAGCTTTTCTCGTAGGTCTACCCTTTTCATCTTTCATCGGACCCTTCATCCCTGCAAACCTAGCAGCAAAAGAAACTCTGCGTGGATTTGTGCCACTTCGAACAGGAGGTTTTAAATTAGCACCCTCCTTCCGCTTAAAATACTTTCTACCTGCCGCAGTCAAACCACCAGTAGGACTCTTGTGTATCTTCCTCATTTATTGCTTCTAGCCTTCGCTTGTATAATCTTTTTTTGCAAAGAAAGAGGTAATGTCTTCTGTTTCTGAGTTAACAAACTCTTGTTCTTCTTCTTTTTCATAGTTCGAGCCTTTCTCAGTAAAAATATTTTTCAAAGTTGTTATAAACCTTTTTAGAGAAAAATGCTAGTGAAGGACTACTTGCAAGCTTACATTAGCAACTTTTGACCCCACCCTCTGTTATGACAAGTCTATGCTTACCCTAATATCCCCTGCAACTTGTACCTGAGAACGATCTATCGGTTTATATCCTGCACGGTCTAACAGATCCTTCGAGGCTTCAAGCTGCACGTACTCTGACTTAGCCCCAGATGCTAACTGCACAACTCGACCCAGTGCTTTAGCTGCATTCATTCCAAACGCATCACTCATTGCTTCCATCAAGTACTGTCGCACATGTGCAGTTTTCATCGCCTTGTATGCTGAAACTCTACCGCTATTGCCTTCAGCGTAGCCTGCCTCATGTGCAGCTTGTGTAAGGTTGCCGCCATTTGCTACAAACGCTTCAACCAATCTACGCTGTCTATCAGTTAGATCGCGCTTTGCTATGTTTACCATTTTGTGCTCCTGTAGTCACGCTAAAGCCCCCCTCTCCCTCTCTCCCCCCAGTGATAGCATGAAGTATAACAGCTCTGTCAACGCACAAATTGCACGTTCGCTACAACTTTCTACCTGAGGAGCATACTACAAAGGATCTAGACCGCCTAGTTTTCTTCCTTCCTCACTCCAGTCGCGTCTTAGATCATAGCGCATTCCCCCTGTTCCAAGCTGCGGTCATCCTCGTCAAAGACCTTGACAACAGGGAAAAGTCATTCGCAACAACTTCCCTCTTGCACTGGCGAGAGTGCTCTTGCGATAGCTATGTCTAGTTGCGGTTAGGTCAACTTGTGTGGGAAGAAGTTGCGAATAACAACCTGTCAGTGGACAGGTTTTCCATGTTGTCTTGTTAAGGTCTGTGTCGAGGATGGTCCTCGCAAATGAAACAAGGAGAATACACATGACTAAGAAGCAACTTACACTCGTTGAAAGAAAACTAGCCGTTCTAGATTATTTTCACTCTACTCAGGATGTTGTACCAAACGAGCAATTTATTTCGGGCATTGCCAGAGACGAATGTTACACTTCAAACAATTCACTGGTCTACAAGAAGAAGATGTTGGCTGACAAGTTAGCGGACTACGAGATAGCACTGGAAAATGGACAAACAATCAAAGCAGATGCGATCCAAAAGCTGATAGACAACATCGAGGTTGAGCTTAACTTGCTTGAAGAGCGTCACCAAGCTGACCTGAGTGTCTACGAACAAGTAACAGGACAGTCTTGGGAACCTGCCCCAAGACGAGTGAAACCAGCGATGTCCTCAGAAAGACTAGCTCAACTAAAGGCAAAGGTGGCTTAGGCCACCACCCCTTTGGGGCAGCTACCAAGCTGTCCCTTTTTTTGTGGGTGCAGGGGGGTGTCACTTCGCGTCAGCATTCAAGCTTTGGCGCAACTACAACAGAGGAGAGTAGCGAATGAAAAAAGCATTTCATATTATGATTGAGGTAGCGAGTGCTATCATTATATTCTTTTTATTATTTATTTTTATATCAGCATTAACATAAGGAGTTAGCAATGTTGGACTTTACTAATCCTACTTGGGATTTCCCAGTAGAACTACAAGAAACTTATGACCGTGATGGTAATAAGATTGAAGGCAATCGTGTGGTTGTACGCACTGACACTGGCGAACACATGAGTCGTGGTGTTGGTGACAAGTACAAAATCATTACGCACAGTGATGTAGTCAACAGCATCATGGATTCTATTGATGATGTAGCTAATACTCTTGGTACTGCATACGAAGAAAAGATACACATCATTGATGGTGGTCGTAAGCTACGAGGTGAGATCAACTTTCCTGATTGGAAGATCGAACCAGTAGTAGATGACATCTGTACATTTCGAATTCAATTTTACAATTCATACGATGCTAGTTGGGCATTCCAACAATCGGCTGAAGCATTTAGACTATGGTGTTTGAATGGTTGCACGACACCCAATACTGTAGCTAAGACTTGGGCAAAGCATACAACCAATGTATCTGTTGTAGCATCATCAGCTAAAATCTTAGCAGGTTTTGAAGCATTCAAACTAAATGATGTATTATTTAAACAGTATGTTGATACCAAAATTAGTTATGAAACAGCAGAAATGTTTATCAATGATATGCTTTGTAAAGTAAAACAACGTGGTAAATTAGGACAGCCACATTTCAATATGCGTAGACGCGAAGAACTATTACGCATGTGGGATAACAATCGAGCCAACATTGGTAACAATCAATGGGCATTGTACAATACATTGACTGAGTGGGCTACACATACGGATCACTTGGGTAGTCCAGAGAATGCTCGTAGGTTGCGTGAAAATGAGATTGCTAAAGCAATGAACTCAGACAGGTGGTACGCATTATGATTACAGTTCAAGTTAAAAACATTGAGTTACTATTACAGTGGCTCAAGACTTGCCCACATGATTACGCAATATCATCAATGCAAGGTGGTTTTGTGCATGTAAAGTTTTTTATTTCAATGGATGGGTAGTAGATTATGGCAAAGAAAAAGCATTCAAATAAAATGCAATTTAAACCACATCAACTGAGGTTCATAGCTGAAAAGATATGCCCTCATGTTCACTGGCCTACAGGCATTCAAGAAATCGGCACACTTCTAATGCAGGAGTGTGACGATATTAATATCGTTGAGTTTATGAACGATGCTAATGAAGCTTGGGAAGAGAACTATCAATCAAAGCAAGAGGAGATAGACGATTGGGTAGAGTAAAACAAATGCTAATCGACATGGAGTCTGTTGAATGCAGTAAATGTAAAGGGGATGGTGACATAGAAAAAGTAGTTTGGCATCCCCATAACTTTGATCGTGACATTGGTTGCGAGAGTTCAACTATTGAAACGTGCGATCAATGCGATGGTGATGGAAGAATACCATGCGAGACATAGATACAATTCTTAACCAAGCATTCAAAGCATCGTTCTGGAAATACTTAGAGGAGAAACACAATGGAGTCACAGAACAAACTAATCAAAGCACATCTTCAAGCAGGTAAAACATTGACTGCAATACAAGCATTGGAAATGTTTGGCTGCTTTCGATTGGCTGCAAGAATAAAAGATCTAAAAGATAGCGGTATGATTATTGATAAAGCTATGGTTGAGAATGACAATGGCAAGCACTACGCTTTGTACTGGGAAGTAACCTAACGCTTGACTATCTAACTGCATATGTGCATATGCTTCGGCATGTTAAAGAGTTATTGGGATCAGATCCTAGAAAAACATCGTTACGTAGACATGCCGTTGCATAAAGTTTTTATTGTAGCAAAGATACCTACGTCTACTTACTACCGAACAGTCAATGGGCGTAGTGAAATAAGCTATGAAACTGCAAAGAAAGTTTATCAAACATTAGATAGATTATCTAAACGGTGGCCTACAGGTTTGGTTACACCAAAGAAAATCAATGGCGCAGTTTCAAAACTACACAAAAGCAACAGAAGTAACTGAGAGTTACACAGATCTTGTTGATGCTTTGATAGCTAGACGTAAACATCTGGGCTTATCACAAGAAAGACTTGCAATGGAAATTGGCTGCACCTTATCTTTAATCCACAAATGGGAGCAATACAAACGTGTGCCGTCTGGTTTCATGTTAACGTGTTGGTTAGATGCACTTGGCGCGAAGATCAAAATCTGTTCGTACAAAGATTAAATCAGGCACATGTGAGTGCGATAGTTGTGGTATTGTCACAGAATATTTTGTTGCAATACTACATAGTCAAAGCCCTGCAAGCTATCATATGGTTTGCTTAGATTGTTATGAGAAAGACATATGGGAAACAAGAATAAGCAGAAAGGTAGCTATCACGAACGATGGTTCGTCAAGTGGCTCGAAGAACAAAACATCGAAGCAAAAAAAGTCCCACTCTCGGGATCGCTCGGAGGAGAATACTCAGGCGACATTCACTTACCGTCATTGGTGGGACGAAATCTAGTAGCTGAAGTTAAGTATCGCACAACATCTAGTTTTCCCAATGCTTTCAAAGTCTTAGAAGGTAGGGACCTAGCATTTTATAAAAGAAAAGATGGAAAAGAAAAAGTTTGTGTGATATTGTCAGAGGATCTTTTTAAGGAACTAGTCAAAAGGATAAAATAAAACCCTGCCACATGGAGAGGACAGGGTTCTATATATAAGGAGTCAAACATGTCAAAGCATAAACATGTTGTACGCTGAGATATTACTACGAGAAGTAGTCCAGTGGCAAGTTGAAAATGCACACGCAAAACTAATTATGTTGCTCATAGCGGACCATACGGATCTCTATGGCATAGCATATCCTACGATACCAAGACTGTGTAAACTGTCAGGATTAAGTAGGAGCTCAGTTATTCGAGCAGTAAACTATTGTGTCGAACACAATTATCTAACCAAAGTTGCAGGTAAAACAGGCACTGCAACTATCTATCAATTCAATTGTTTAAAAGAGGAGGGTGTCAGTGTGACACACCAAGATAATAATAATGTTACTAATATAAATAATAATACTACTTGGGGTGTCAGTGAGACACCTACCTTCGATGACTTCTGGAATACCTATCCAAGAAAGATAGCCAAAGGTCATGCTCGACTTGCATTTGAAAGAGCACTTAAGAAAACAGATGCAGTAACTATCCTCTCAGCAGCAGCCAAGTTTGCTGAGACTGTTGAGCACAAAGAGAAACAGTACATTCCACACCCAACTACATGGCTCAATGGTGAGCGATGGGATGACGAAATAGATGACGTATCAGGTAGATCAAACACTGATCGACTTGATGATATTATTAACTTCGATAAGTACGCACTAGAAAGATTGAGTATTAAGAAATGAAGTATGAAGATCGCACTCGTATTGTAGGTTCATGGTTACAGCAACTATTGCGTAGGTATACACCGCCTACTGGCATGGACAATGAGACACTCAAAGAAGAAATGGTTTTAATTGTTGAGGATGTAAACAAACACATACCTTCTCAGTTCAATGACGATATGTTCAAAGGTGTATTAGCAAAGATTGACGGACAGATCCGCGCCATTCATGGAGCGCGGACATGGCCGACAATCAAAACCTTTATAACTGCAACTCAAGAAAGTGTTAAAGCATACGATGTAAAAGAGCTTACTTCTTCTGTAGAGTTTAGGCTTGATAGATTTCGCTTAGCTGAGAAAAGAATTCTAGCAGGTGAAGATGTAGATGATCTTTACATTCGAGACACTCTATCACGTGAGCAATTGCTTGAGCGTGGCGTTGTAACTATGGATGATATAAATAAGTATGTTGACCTTACTGCGTAGATGCAGTAGAACTATACATATATAAGGAGCAAATGTTATGGAAAGAAAGAATTTTATTGGCGGCAGTGATGCCGTAAAGATAATGAATGCTGAGTGGTATGAGCTTTGGCAAGTCAAGATGGGTCTAAAAGAACCAGAAGATTTGAGCAGCATACTTGCAGTACAACTTGGTGTTCACACTGAAAACTTTAACTTAAGATGGTTTGAAGAAAACACTCAGCAAACTGTAGACTCAAAGCAAATGGTATTCGAAAACAAAATATCTGGTGTGCCATACAAAGGTACAATAGATGGAATGGTTGGTAGTAGTATCATTGAAGCAAAGCACACGTTTCAGAATAACAAGATGGAAGATGTGCTTACACAATACATGCCGCAGATACAGTTATACATGATGTTGGCTGAGTCACCTGCATGTTTTTTATCTGTAATTTTTGGTAATGGCAGATGGGATTATGCCAAAGTAAGATACGATAAAAAGTATGTTGAAGGTATGAAAGCAATCATAAGAGACTTCTGGGGATACGTTGAACGTGGAGAAGAACCAGTAGGTATAGATGAACCTGATCTATCTATAGATAAAATACCTGTAGATGAAATGGTCAAGCGTGATGCCAGTACAGACAATATGTTTATGGATAATGTTGTTACATATATAAACAAACAATGGGATCACAAGCAGTTCGAGACTGCAAAAGAAAACTTAAAAGAAATGGTCCGTGATGATGAACGCGAGGTTTATTGTGACCAGTTAACCGTGAAGAGAGACAAACGTGGATCACTTCGCATCAATGTAAGGAGCAAAGCATGATAAAAAGTTTAGACCTATGGAATTCAGTATCAAAGTCTGATCAAAAATATCTTAAAGAAGTAAGTTATGGTTCAAGAAAGTTTACTGCTATTGATGCACACTATCAAATCAGATCAATAACAGAAAAGTTTGGACCAGTAGGTGAAGGATGGGGCTATCATGTAGATACAATCATTCACAACCTATCACCAGATGATACAGTTATTATAGCTAATGTAAGTGTATGGCATGGATCACCAAGCAATGTGTATGGTCCTGTCTCTGGCTGTAAGTCTCTTATGCGTAATGGCAAAGTAGATGAAGATGCACCAAAGAAAGCTATGACTGATGGACTAACCAAAGCACTATCACACTTAGGTTTTAATGCTGATGTATTTCTTGGGGAGTTCGATGGTAACAAGTACACCGACAAGGACAAACCTGATTGGTAATTACTACCAAAGAAATGGTTCAACAAGTACCCTGCCCAAAGTGTGCAGCTAAGGCAGGGGAATCTTGTGGTCACAGAAAAGATAAATCTCGAAGTCACCACGCAAGATTAGTAGCAGCACAAAAACATTATAATACAGGAGCCAAAAAAATGGCAGAATATGACAACAAAAATCAAGGCGCAGGGTTTGTACCATATCCAGATCAGAAGTTTATTCTCTCTGGCAAAATGGATATTGAAGGCAATGAACGCAAGATTGTAATGATGGCAGGTACAACTAAGAATGGCAAAAATATTATTGAAGTGTATCAACGTTGTTCAATTATGTTTGAAGATAAAGAAGCGTCTGATGGTAAACCAAATTACTCTGGGCCACTAGATGAATACACAGAAACTGAAACTAGAAACAAAATGCGAATGGCAGGTTGGCGTAAAGAACACAATGGTAATAAAATGATTTCTTTTCAAGTAACGCCAAGTATTGGTGGAGATAAAGATGACAAAATACCGTTCTAAAGAAACATGGCCCGAGTTAAGAAAGCGGCACAAGGAAGAGAAACGGAGGTTAATAGAAACTTGTGCCAAAGCTAACCTTACAATTACCGAGGCTTCTCGTATGATTGACATTGACATGGGGCAGCTAAGAACAGAAGCTTGGCGATACAACATTCAGTTTGCAAGGAGATATAACAGTGACAAAAAAACGGCTACCTCCTGCTCAACAGTTTGAACTGAGGTACCTAAAGCAACAAGAAAGCAAATGGTCAGAAGAAAGATTTAAACCTGATGGAGATAAAAACGCACAGGTAAAACACTTTCACGCAAGAGAAGAACTAACACTCTTCGTTTCTAAGCTAAGAAAACAAGGCTATCATATTTAATCGTGAGGACAGGGAAAACTAAAAACCTGTCCTCTTTATTATTTTAATCAAAGCAAGAAAGATAAACAATGCTTAAATTATTTTACACACTGCTCGTTATTGAGTACGTGGTTGATGATGAACCAGTATCAACTACTGCTATCTTCCCAAGCCAACAAGAATGTTACGATGCAATGGGCGATGGTGCATTAGATAAACTTTATGATATACTGGCTGATACCTACGGCAAAGAAATAATGATGTACTGCAGAAGAACACCATTCATGTCAGGTATAAAACAGATTGATATTAAACCAAAGGAACGCCCAGATGTGGACTAAAAAAGATAGAGAATGGCTAGGATATAAACGCAAAATGTCTGTGCAAGACAAAAGTAAAATTAGTTTATCAAAACCCCCCTGGGAAAAAAATTTATCTGGTCAACTCAAAGTGAGGTCCGTCATAGAAAGGACGCTTCCCCTGACTGCGCCTAAGATCAATGTAAGCTAATGATGCTTCTTCCATTGTGCCTGTCCAATCCCTCATGTTTAACCATCTAACATTTGGATCTGCTTGCCAAGCACCACCCCAAGTAACACTAACCCCATGCTGATCCCCTGCTTTCTTCATTGCATCAGCTATATTATCGTAAAGTGTTTCTTCCCATGATGCTCGAGAACCAACGTAAGCCATAAGGTCAACAGCATGAGAGAACCCATCAGCCTGTCTGCGATGAAAGCTGTTCATGGTTTTGCTTGCACCTTTAGCTACAAGTTCCTTTTGTTCTTCTTCGGTACGCAAACCACAGATACATCCAAAGTCCACATCAGTTAAAGTTATAGCTGTAGTTACAACCTTAACTAAATCAGGATGCACACCTCTTAACTTGCTCATTGATCGGTCTGACAATTTAAATCCCATAATTAACCTCTCTTAAAGAATTTTGTCGCAGAGCGCACTGCAAAGCTACTGGCTACGATAACGCCTAAAGTATACTGATACCACTCGGGCATCTGTTCCAGTGCTGTGAACCCCTCTGCAACGACTGTGCGACCCCATTCACCTGTAAACACTAGGATCAATGGGATTGAGAACAATAAAACTAACCACTCGTCCTTCCAAGAATTCTGAGAACCTTGTGCCATAATCCTTTCCCAGTCTTGGACTGAGGTTTCTTTGGAGACGAGGATCTTGGCTTTGGCTTCGGCTTCGGTGAGTTTGAGTTTCGCGTTTGCTTGTTGGGCTTGGGTTTTGGCATTTAACCAACCTCCTGCTAGTTCAGTTATCGGACCTATTAATGTCTGGAGCATGGTATCCTCCTCTATCTGTCTTTGCTTCTTTGCCTAACCATAGCGCAAAAGATGCAGAAAGCATAGCAGTAACTAAAGATACAAATGCTGATTGCTGCGTTGTCGGATCTTCAAGTGTCATAAACCAAAGGCAAACTTTCCAAGTTAGAATAATCTGACATAGAAAAGCTAAGCGTGGTAAGATCTTTAGTTCATCTAAATA